AAAGCAACAGGGTCAGCAAGAGAAGAACGAAGAACAAGACCAACTTCGTCAGGTGATTTAGATTGACCTAATAAACTAGCGATAAGAGGTTTGTTATCTGAACCTGAAAGAAAAGGATGATTTAAAGCATAAGTTGTATCATTCTTAGCAAACTCGTCAAGAACTGAAGTAAATTTATTTACTTCACCACTTTGTGCTTTTGATATAAGATTGATAGCATTAAGTGCATCTTCACCATTATTTATAGCACCAATAACCTTAGCGGCTTTGATAGGTGCAATAATTTTACCAGCAACAAGAGTTGGGTCAACAACAACTTGTGCAGTAATATCACCAGTACCAGAAATAACACGACCATACAAAGATTTCTTGTAAGCCTGTTCACGTTCCTGTGGATTAAAAATGTCAAAGTCTTTACGTAAAAATTGTGGAAGGAAACGGTCAGTATTTTCAACACCAAAAACTTCTGCAATAGTTGCAGCACTTCTTAAACCCATAGACAAAGGATCAATGCGTTGGGCATACAAAGACTGTCCAACAGAAATTTCATCTTTGTATTCTTTAGCTTTATCCCAAGTTTCTTTCTTAAAAAGATCAGCAGGATTATCTTCAGCTTGTTCTAAAGCTAAACCAACAGTTGAACCTGCTTGACGAATAGGTTTAGCAACAGTTTCAATGCCTTCAAAAATATCAAGAACAGGTGCAATGGCTTGTTTGCCTGCTAATGTTCCAGCGGTTTTAATTGTGTTAATGAAACCGTTGTATTCTTCTTCATCACGCCAAGGGGCACTTGCTGCTTCATAAATGAATCTTGCTGGGGCAAAAGGTGCTGCACCAAGATTCTTAGCAAATGTTCCTAGTTTGTCTAAAAAACTCACATCATCCCCCTGAGGCGAGCAACTAATGCACGTGTCTCAGGTGAAGCGTTAGGGCGTGAAGCCATAAAAACTAATGCTGGCATATATTCAGCAAGTTGTGCTTTAAAATTCATATCAGCGTTAGCATCTGCTGTGCCTAAACCTAATGCGTCCATACCTGGACCTGGACCTGCGTTAGCACCAGCTGTAACTGGTTCGTTTGGTCTTAAACTTCTTTCTGACAAAGGAATAACTGGTTGTGAGGCTGCGGCTGATGCGAGGCCCGAAGGCATACTTGATTGTTCAATACTCGGAGCCGCAGCCAAAGGGGCTGCTCCTTGTGTTTCCATAAGTGCTTGCCCCTCTCCGTATGGGAGACCTGGGACATATTTGGCTGCTTGTGTAGCGTCACCGCTTTGACCATTACCACCACGCGCATTAACATTCATAGGATTGTTTTGCGGTGCAGTTGGTCTCATTCCACCTCTAGCCATTATTATACGTCCTTAAATTAATTGTTTACTTACCAGCGTGTTTTGGTGGTTTTCCACCTTTTGTACCAGATGGTTGTGCAGAGAACATAATCTTTGACATACCTGGTTTTGCAATGCTTGGAACACCAGATTTTTTAATTGGTTGTTCGTATGCTTTTCCAGCAGAACCTTGGTTTGCTGGCTTCTTGCCGCCACTAAATGACTTCATTTGTTTCCTTTTCTTAGCCCGCAGGGACCATTCTTGTCACACTAGAAGATAGTGTGGGTTTGCCAGAACCGGTTAACCCGGCCAGCAAATACTGTATTGGTGGTCTTCCACCTTGTCCCACTTGTCCTGGTGCCACACCACGTGGACCACCAGTTGCTGCACTTAATCCTGAAGCACCACCAGAGGGAGCCTCACCTGCGGAACCGGGGACGGGTTGTTCCATACCAGGGGCTGCAGCCTCAGCAGAAGGTGGCGGTGCTTGAGGGGCAAACGCTTCCGCGATTACCTGCTCTATAGGTTGACCTTTTTGCCTACCATTAATAACTGTTGCAATACGTGAAAGAATCTCACCAGGGTCTTGACCCTGTGTTGCCAATGAAGGAATCGCTTGAGCGTATCCACTGATTGCTGCAACTAAAGAATCACGCAGTTTTTCAATTTCAATTTTTTGTTCTTCTTGTGTAACATTTATTTCCCACGGCATCTGACGGCGGAGGAAGTCACGGGAAATTAATTGGTCTCCACGCGCTTGAAGTCCGAATACCAAAGCCTGGTTGGGGTTTAATCCGGCCATCAGTCCATAGGTGACATCAACTGTATACTCCCAATCAATATCATTGTTGGGGGTATAAGTGATCTCATACGGTGCGCCAGCGTCAACGCCGCGCACAGTCTTTTCAACATTGCCGAAAAGTTTTTCATCCATCTCAAAACAGATTTCAAATACTTGTTTTAAGGCTTCAGCCAAAACGGCTTGCGCTGTTTTAACTTGTGTATCAAATCCACCCATAAGGGCTTCAACACCACGACCTGTAACAATGCTGCCTTGGCTTACACCTTGGCGTCCTTCAGGGTAACGTGCACCCATACGCATTTCTTGGTCAAGCATTGCTGATTCTTGGAATAATCCAGGGGGCACATTTAAATCAACACGGCGAATCTTTTCTGGAGATGCGGAACGTATAGTTGCGTCAGGTCCCATTTCAAGGACGTTAACATCTGAAGGCAACGCAAATGGTGCTTGAACAGATTTCTGTGCCGCCTCAAGTTGTAAAGTAGCAAAACGGGCACGTGCGACTTGTACCCAAAGAATATCATCAAACTGTCCACGTTGGTCATCATCAGAATCAACACCAGGTCTAACAGCAAAAACAATGTTTAATCTACCAAGAGGATTCTTAGCACGTTGTAGAACATAGTTAGCGCGTTCTGGTAGGAAAAGAATTGTTTCGTGTTTGTCCATATAGCGCACAAGTTGGATAGGGCGCATAGAACCACGTTGTTCAAACTTACCCAAAATAACTGATTCGTATTCTGGGAAATCGTTTACAAGATCTTGTGCGGCTTTAACGTAAAGTTTTGTGTAGGAAAGCAAACGACCAAAACGGTCAAACTCAGGGTATGAGTTGAAAGGGTTATCTAAACGGATACGTGGGGTGTTGTTTTCGTAATCTGCTTCAATAATGAAAGGTAGAGCACCGAAGGTTACATAGCGGTCAGCACCGGTGAACATTTCAACTTGTAGGCGTGAAGTGTCGCGGTAGCCGGCAGCAATCATTGTTCTCTTGTCGGCACGGGTACGTGCACGATCAGAAACAGCGTTAGTTGCTGAACAGTTAATAGCAGGAAGAGGAGCAATTACTTCAGCGATGTCGCGTGCGGCAACGTCAATAAAGTTTGCCACCATAGGTTTAGGATATTCGGCTGGGAATAGTCCTGGGAAAACTTGATTTATGTTACCTTTACGAACTTCTAAAACATCTGACCAGCGTGAGTCACGACTTGCGTATCGTTGTTTTAGTTGTTGATAGGCGTTAGCAATATCTTCTATACTTCTTGCCACTATCTACCTATTTTCTTTGGTTCATACTTTTTAGTATTAAAGTTAAATCTTCTAGTTTTAGAATCATCTAACAAAATTTTAAATTTCTTAGGGTCAAGTGCAGCGGCTTCTTCTTTAGTAATTTTTCCGTGTCTTAAAGCATAACTAATATCAGATTCATTTGGTTTTAAACCTTTTTTAGGTGTCTTAACTTTTTTAACAACTTTTCCAACAGCACCTGCAGCAGCACCTGCGGTGCGTGCACCACCAGCGCCACCACCCATATAAGTTGGTTTAGGTAAATTTTTTGGTGTAGTTTTCTTTTTAGACATTGCCATATTAGTACCATCCTGAATTAACAGCACGCTGTTTGCGTGCATATTCTTCTAAATCCACCACCTGGCGTTTAGCCAAATCAATTGGTGTAGCAAAAGGGTTTCTAACCCAAGTTTTGCCATAACTACCTTGCTGGTTTACATAATCCCTCAACTGGGTTTCAGCAAACCATAAAGCCATAGGACCATCCTGTTTATTCTTTGTACCAGGAGACCAAGTAATCAATTGTTCAATAAGCGCTTTAACGCCTTCAGACTCTGCACGCGGAAACTCAATAAGAGCATTCTTAGCTGGTTTACCGTCTGGACCAAAACTGCCAAACAAAGTACCAAGAGAAGCAACACCGTACTCAAGGTCCATCTTGTTATTGCCCGTGTAATGTTGTACAAGACGTATACCCCGTGATTGTAGAAAAGCATTAATTTCTTCATCTTGGGTAAGGAACAACTGGAAAGCGTTCTTCTCAATAACCCAAACAGCTGGCTTATAACGTTCAGTCCACTGAAAAATTATTTCCCTGATACGCTGCGGAGTTGGTGCAGGCATACGAGAAGCATCAAGAAGATACCTACGTTTAGTATTCCTATCACCAGAAATAGCAACCGTAAAGGTGTCACCCGACATAGCAGGGTCCATAGCACAAACGGTGTAAAAGCCTGAAGTGTCAGCAGGATAACCAGGAGCACCGGCAACAAGCGGACCACAACCCCTCATACCATTAGCTGCGGCACGAACAAGTTCAGCAGAAAACACAGACTCAGATTCAACATCTTGCTGCTGATAAACCATAGCCCAAGTTTTAGCATCCAAAACTGAGCGGCGTTGCTTTAGTCTAATTCCATCCCATCTAGGGAAGAGG